GCGATCCCCAACGCTACCGCTATGTATGCCTGGGCCTGTGACACTTACTTAGCGCCTATCCCAAGCTGCTTTTCATTAGGTGCTATAGCTTTAAGTACTGGCCCAATTAGCCCAGCTACAAAAGCATTAGCTAATATTTTAGGATCTGTAATCCCGCTGAGGTATAACGCACCCACGCAGGCAAGCGCCGCACGTAGGTAAGACAAGGCCGCGGCCTTTAGTTGCTCTTTCATTTATTCGCTCTTTTCTAGCCCTAATTTAGTTATTAACTCTGCAACCTTTGCAGGGCCAATACTTATCTCAAAGTGCATCTCATCTTTTCTAGTCCAATCCCCGCCCCAGGTTAGCCCGTACTTTTTAGCTAGCGCACGGATCATTGGTACCTTAGCTGCATCAAACGTGCCTACCTTGCCTAAAGGGTGTTTAGTTGCGTTGAGGTCTATAGCTGTGCCGCTGGCGTGGTTACTTAGTTTGCCTACCACACCTCTTACGTCTCTGTAGGCATAGCCCCAATCGTCAAACGTACCGCCCTCTATTGGCTCTATTAGCTCGTTAAACTCTTTAGCAAAGTTAATAAGCAACGGCGCTACCTTTTCAGCGCAGCGGATTTTAAGGCTTGTGCCCTCAACCTTAAAAGGCTTAACGCTTATTTCAGCCTGATCCTTAGATGCTGGCCAGCCGTTGTAGCTAGTCTGCATCTGTAACTATTGGTGTGAAGTGTTCCGCCTGTTGCTTGTCGTAGTCTGCCTTCACATAAGTTGTGAAAGACCCGTCTGCGTGTTCAACAACAATGTGTTCAATTCCGCTATCGCTTGTGAAAGTTGTGTTTGTCATAGTTCGGCTGATGCTCCAATGTAAGACGCTGATGAACCTGCGTTTGCAGATAGATAAACTGGGCGGCTTGCAGTTCCACCGCTTGCCACATCTACTTCAAGCAATTTGACCTGCTTGCCGTAGTAGTAATAGCCAACGGCTGTTGCGTTGTAAGTGCTTGAACCGTCTGCTAACCATAAATTGTTAAAGTCAATCGCGCCTGAATCTGTCCGCATTGTCACTGGACAATTCAAAGAAACACGCGCCTTAGTACCTGAAAAGAAAATGCCGTTAGCGAATACTTCTCCGCCTGTTGTGCGGAAGTAATACCTCTGGCAAGCGGCTAATTCTCCAGCGATAGTAGGCGAATAGGTACGAAACGGCAGACTTACGGATCCAATGTTTATCTGAACACCTGTGATTTCATAATAATCAGCAGCCCCAGCCGTACCTACTGGAGTATTCTGAAACTGAATAAGCATTTCGGTCGCGTTGTTAGGCATACTTCCACTCACAGTAAATCGCTGCCAAGTAGTAGTCAGAGTATGAGTACCACTAAGAGGCGTTGCTGAACCTGTGTAACCTGCGTATGGTGCTTGATCTGTACCTGTTCCCGTCGTGATTTGAGAACTTAAAGTAGAACTTGCAGCAGAATAATTAGCACCTGCGCGAGCATAAAATGAATAAGTGATTGGCAGGTTAGCAAGTGGAATTGTATTTACTGACTCGATTGCCTGAGTAAAGTACATAATCGCAGTAGATGTATTGCCGCTATCTCGCTGCACTCTTGCACAGTATTGAATAAAAGCAAGGTTTGTCGTGTCGTTCGTTGCTTGTCGGCTTACTGTCGAACCTGTTGCGGTTCTGTAGGAAGTCCAGCGGTCTGCCGAGTAAGTAGAAGTGTTGGCTGGAATTGCAGTACTTGTCCCACGTTGCCAGATTTGAAAGGCTGAATTGAGCAACACATTAGATGAGTAAGGCGTTCTGTTCCAGCGAAGTCCAGTTGTGGCGGAACTATCTGCTACGAGCGTTTCGCCGTTAGATCCGACTGCAATGCGGGCAGGTGTATCTGCCCCGCTAGCTGCTACTAGATCGCCCTTAGCATCCACAATGCTATTTTGGATAGCGTTGCTATCGTCAAAGCCCACCCAGGCTGAACCTGAGTAGGTGAGTACTGCATCGGTGTCTTTGAGATAACAGCATTGGCCCTCTTGTGGTGAGGTTATAGCTGCATCTCGCGCTGCCGCTGAGGCAAACACTAGTACGCCTTGCATTAGGTAGCCGTTAGTGTCAGCTGCCGTAAGTACCTCGCCAGTAGTAAAGGTCTTAAAACCTAATCCAGCTGCCATAGTCCTAGCTCCTTAATAACTTAATACGCCGCTGTCAAGCAAGCCGTATATGGTTGAGTCTAATATAAAGCCGTCAATAATTGGCTCTAAAGTGGTGAGTGTTGTTTTCCAGCTGTTAGGCGTAATGCTCATAGCAACGCCAAACACCTGCAAAGTCTTAGTTAGCGTTGATCCGCCAGGCTGGTTAGTTGTAATAGTTACAGGGTCAAAGTAATCCAGGCTAAGCGCTGCAATAATGCCTAAGTTGTAGTTATCGGTATAAAGGTCTAGCTGAATAGCATCGCATCTAATACTAGTCTCAGCCCTAGATGCCACGTATGCCTGTGCATAATCCAGGGCTACGGCATCGGTCTCCATTAGTAGGTTTTGCTGGTTGTAGCTATGGATAAAATACTTATCTATGCTGGGTTGGTTTATGGCCGTTTGAGCTGTTCCACCTGTGCGGGTGATGCTGGCTGAGTTGTAAACTAGGGTATCGTCAAGGCGCCACACCGCATCAAAGTAACTAATATCTGTGCCGTTATCGTTAAATACTGTAGGCGTAGCACCTGTACTGCCAGCCGTAACGCTACGATCTTGAAAGACAAACGAGCCAGCGGCATCTACATACAAGGCCCCGTACTCGCTAGTTTCCACCGTTTGCATAGCTGCAAGGCTTGTGCGGGCTGTGCCTGGGTCTGCCTGCATAGTGGTTAAGCCTGCATCTACGTCACGCATAGAGGCTGGCCAGTCAATAGCATCTAACAAAGCGTTAATTCTCGTCCCGCTGAGCTGACCCGCTGAGGTGCCAGCCACCGTGCTTACCTGTGCATTTTGTGCCAGCCTAAAAGCATCTACAGCTGTAATAGTTGTATAAACTACATCAAGGGCATTTTTAGGTGTGCTAGTTGTATAGGTAGTAATAAAGCCAGCAAAAATAGGGTATGTAGTCGCGCCGTATGTAGCCGTAATCTGTACTTTACGCATTGGCGTAAGTAAATTGTAATACGGGCTACTTGGGTTTTGTGGGTTAAAGTCTCCGTTTTGGTCAACGATACGCATAGTAAGAGTGCCAGTTTGGAATTGGTCAGCCTGTGGATTACGCCCGCGCTTTGTCTGAATACTATCTACTACGTCAGATACGTCCACAATTACGCTAGCTGCATCGGCCAGAATATTGGTGCCTAATATGCCGCTGTCTAAAATCATCGCCTGAGCAAAGCTAGGGCCAGTAGAAAAGTTAATAACTGCGTTAATAATTGGCAGGGTCATAGCGCCCCAGCAAAATTGAGGTTATTGCCAAACCTGTTATTTTCTTGTACTGCCGTTTGTACTACCTCAATGAGGCCGCTGGTCTTATCTATAATCTCTACAGTTACAGCTGACCCGCTGCCGCCCCTGTTCATATTGGTGCTATAGCCGCCAAAGTCTCCTAGCTTGTTTTGGAACTCAATTAGAGATAGATAATCTTGGTAATTCTGTTCATTTAAAGTATCTGCCATAGCCGTAGCTAACGCGGTTACTGCATCGGAATACTCTAAAATGGCCTCGATAGACTCATTACCTGTTAACTTTTCTAGCTTTGGTTGGTCCTTAAAAGGTCCACCGCCGCCACCGCCACCGCCACCTGCCCCTGGCATAGTAAACACAGGGAACTTAAACTTAGCTAGTAAATCTAGGGCAGCTTGTAGGTTAGCCAGGTTGATTAGATCGGTTGACTTCATACTTGCCAAAACTTTGTTTATATCTAGCAGTTTGGCATCTTGGCGCTGTAAGGCGCCTAATATCTTTAAGTCCTCGTTTAGCTTGGCCGTGGCCTTTACTATGGCTGCATCATCCTTTGAGGCTATGGCATCTTCTAGGTCAGCAATACTTTGCTTAACCTTTAAACGCTGTACATCGTTGGCTATAGCTAGCATCTGTGCGCCTGTAGTGGCTTTACCTAACGCCTCAGCTTGGCCTATAAGCGCTGCGTTAAGCTGTATCGCATCCATATTAAAGACATCGTTACCCTTAGCTAAAGCCAGGTTAGCCTTATCTAAAATTGCCTGTGACTTTTTATCTGCAAGGATTTTAGCCTGGGCCTTTTGCTGCTCTTTAGTAAGGGCCGTAATTTTCTTTTGAGTACTTAAATATGAGCCTGATTGAATTGGGTTTTTTTGAGCGCCA